TTTGTTTTGTACATCAAGGCTGAACAGGAAGGCTATCTCACCGGTAAGAAGGGTTTCACCCTGAAGGGCAATGGCTATGCCGAGACCACTTTCACGATGAAGATCGTGGAGCCGACCACGCAGGAGGGATAAACCATGTCGAAGTGCTATTTTGCCCATGGCGGTAATGAGCTGGTTATCGGCGGGAAACTGACCTTCCTGCCCGGTGCCAGTGTGGAAGGCGGCGAAGGACTGTTCGATCTTCCCCCGGGAGGTGAAACTGTCACGCTGCCCTTTCTGGCTGACAGCACGGCGACCACCGTAGCCCAGCTCCGCGAGGACTACAACCGCCTGCTGTCCGTACTGCGGGATGCCGGGATCATCGCGCCTCTTCAGGAGGTGATCCCCGATGATCGTGACGGTTGATGAGGTCAAAACCCATCTGCGTATTGAGCACAATGAGGAAGATTCCTATATCGAAGGCCTGATCAAACAGGCTCAGGCGGAGGCGGAGGATTACTGCCGGGTCTCCTTTGAGGAACCCGACGAGGAAGGTAATATCCCTGACGCTCCTGAGCCTGTCCGGCTGGCCGTCATCCTCATGACCAGTTTCTACTATGAAAACCGGGATATCCCGGATATGACGACCTACAAAGCAACCCGTATGGCGTTTGACAATCTGCTGTACCGGTATCGTGATCCCGCAAAGATGTTCTGACGGAGGTGATGATCCATGCGAGGTTACAAAAACTTCGAAAGCGATCCTCACCCCGGGGAACTCCGGCATAAGATCGAGATCGGTTATACAGAGAACACTATCAACGAAAATGGGTATCCCGCCCCGACAGATGTCGTGGTCTGCCGGGTATGGGCTGCTGTGACGGATGCCGGAAACCAGCACTACAGGGCCGCTGACGTCATGAACACCGAGGCTGTCATCAACTTCACCATCCGGTACCGGGAGGACATTAAGCCCGGGATGTGGGTGCGCTTTCAGGGAGATAAATGGAATATCTCAACTCTTGGCGAGTATAGCTTCAAGCGCACCTATCTCGGCCTGAAGGCTTCCCTTGCCAAGGGGGTGAGCGGATGAGACAGGTACAGCAGGCATTGGCGAACATCGGCATTCCTGTTTACGCTGGCATATGGCGGGCGACATCGCCCAACCAGAACCCGCCGGAACAGTACTGCGTTTACTCCACGACAACCACGGAAGGAAGCCATCACGACGATCATGTGACTTCCTTCCGCACTTTTGTCTACCTGAACCTGTGGAGCGATACCGATCCGACCGATATGGCGGATACGATCCGGATGGCCATGTACCAGTACGGCTTTACGATGGTTGAGGAATCCGACAAGGGTTACAACCAGCCAGCCTACGATACGGCTACCCGGCAGTACACAGTCCAGTGGACATGGTGCTGGAGGGAGGATGTAGAGTATGGCAATTGAACTCCAGGGCTTTGATGACCTGAAGAATGACCTGACCAATATGGCCTATGCGCTGGATCAGGGTCCCGGTGTTAACCGTGCCCTGAAGGCAGGCGCTGTTCCCATCGAACAGCAGATGCTGCATAACGCCAGCATTGACCCGAAGATCATCACGGATGCCCTGCACTCATCCATTCATACAGGCAGTGTGAAGAAACGGCGCGGAAGCGGAAAGATGATCACCATCGGCGTGCATCACAGTGAGAAAGGCGCTTACTATGCCAACCCTGTGGAGTTCGGTCACGGCGGTCCCGCTCCAGCTCCCGCGCATCCGTTTGTCCGCCCTGCCTTTGATACCCGGGCCGATGAGGCCTACGAAGAAATGAAGCGCGTCCTCCGGGATGAGCTGAAAAACAAATAATCATGGAGGTAAAAGATTATGCCTAGCAATCCTACCGCTTCCCCGACTGTTTCTTCTACGGTCGGCCTGAAGAATATGGTGATCGCCCCGCTGACGGTCGACACCGAGGAAACCCTGACCTATGGAGATCTGCAGCTGGTGGCTGGCGCTATTGAGGCGACCATCACCCCGGACAATGCTGATCCGGATATCCAGTATGCGGACGACATCGAGTTCGATGTCCTGTACCCTGATCCTGAACTGACCTTCACCACGAAGATGGCGGACATTCCGCTTGCCATCCAGGAGATGATCTTCGGCAACAACATCGACGACAATGGTGTTCTGATCCGGACTTCCACGGACAAGCCCCCGTACTTCGCGGTCGGCTTCAAGAGTGAGAAGTCCAACGGCAAGTTCCGCTTCGTGTGGCTGTACAAGGTGCGGGCGAAACCCCTCACTGAGAACTATGCCACCAAGGAAGGCACAACCATCAACCGCCAGACCGGTGAGGTTGAGTGGACCGCAATCAAGCGTACCCACGATTCCCGGTACCAGGCTGTTGCCGACGAGGGTGAAAACGGCTTCACCGCCGCCATGGGAGAAACCTTCCTGACGAGCGTGTACACGCCCAGCTTCACCCCGTAATCCCCATAGCCCCGCTGCCGCATAGACATGACGCTGTGCGGCAGCTTTTTATTCTGTGATGGAGGAAAGCATTATGATCACATGCACTCTTGGTGAAAAGAAATACACCATGGACTTTGTTTCCGGCAGGGCACTGCGGGAAATGGAGCCTGCCGCGAAGACCTATGGCAAACTGGTCCGTCTGTCCCAGGATGCCGTGGAAGGCAAAGACATCGCTGAAGAACAGATGACGGTGACAGACGCTCTGGACACCATGGTGAAATGGTTCTGTATCCTCTTCAACAACCAGTTCACCCCGGATGAAGTGTACGACAATTATCCCGCTGACCGGCTGATGCATGATATCGCGCTGGCCCTGATGGCGGTTCAGACCCAGACCACTGAGGTGCTGGATTCTTTCCCTACGATACCGGTGACGCAGGAAGCGGAGGAGATTCTGCAGACGATCACTCCGATCGCTCCGGAACCCTGACGCTGCCGGAATACGTCTACGCCACATACAATGAGCTGATGAAAAACGGCTGGCGGATGAAGGAAATTGACGAAATGGATATGCTGGGTTTTCTGCGCCTGCGGGCATGGGATGCCCAGCGGGAACATGAAAAGAAAAAACCTCGCCGTGCTTTCATCGACGAGGTATGGAGTACTGTAAAACCTTAACGGGAGGTGAACCCCATGGCTGAAACCCTGCGCGAATTGGTGGTCGCGCTGTCGCTGGACTCCAGCAATTTCTCGCGCAACATGCGCTCCATCAATCAGCAGATCAAGGAAGCCGAGTCCACCTTCCGTCTAGCGGGAGCTGGCGTGGAGAACTTTGAAAAGACCGTTGCCGGAACAGAAGCAAAGCTCTCCATGCTTGGAAACAAGCTGACCCAGCAGAACCGTGCCGTGGAGCAGTACAGCCGTGCCCTTGTTGCCGCCAATGATAAGCTGAAAGAAAACTATGACCGGCACAAGGATTACTCCGCTCGGCTGGAACAGGCGAAGGATCGTCAGGAAGCCTTGCGCTTTGAGGTTGAAACCGCGAAGGTTGCCTATGAGCATTACCGGGATACCCTCGGGGAAACGGACTCCGCCACCATCGCCGCAAAGCAGAATCTGGAACGGTACCAGCAGGAACACGCTGAAGCAACTGCCGAGGTTACGAAACTGGAGGGCCAGGTCAAGGCCCTGCAGAAAACCATGCAGAACAGCGCGGATGCCGCTTCCAAGGCCGCGACGGATCTGAACAACGCCAAGGCCGCAGCCCGGGAAACGGATGCGGAAATCAAACGGCTGACGGAAGAACTATACCGGATGAAATCCGCATGGACACAGGCCGGGACAGCGCTGACCAACTTTTCAAAGAAGTGTGGAACCCTGTCTAAGGCCATGACCAAGGCCGGGAAAACGCTCACAACGCACATCACCACACCCATTGTGGCGCTGGGAACGACAGCGGTTAAGGCCAGTATGGACTTTGAATCCTCGTTTGCGTATGTCCGAAAGACTGTCAACGGTACAGAAGAAGACTTCAACAAACTGGCAGATGCCTCCAAACGGATGTCCACCGAGATTGCCACCTCTACAGATGAGATCAACGCCGTTATGGCCACGGGCGGACAGCTGGGTATTGCCACTGAGCACATTGAGGAATTTGCCCGGGTCATGATTGACCTGAGCAACGCTTCCACAGACCTGGATGCGGATACCGCTGCTACCCAGCTGGCGAAGTTCGCTAATATCATGGGCACCAGCCAGTCCCAGTTTTCCAATATCGGCAGTACGATTGCTATGCTGGGTAACAACTTCGCTACGACAGAAGCGCCTATAGCTGAAATGGCGATGCGTATCGCCGGTGCCGGGAAACAGATCGGCTTGACAGAAGCGCAGGTTCTGGGCCTTGCGACAGCCCTGTCCTCTGTTGGTATTCAGGCTCAGGCTGGTGGTTCCTCTATCTCCAAGGCTCTGATCAAAATGGAGGTCGCTGCCACGACCGGCGGTGATGCCCTGAAGGATTTCGCCCGGGTCAGCGGAATGACGGAGCAGGAGTTTGTCAGTGCATGGAAGAGCGATCCCATCAAAGTATTTCAGCGGTTCATTGAAAGCCTTGCTGAAATGAACGAGGAGGGCATCTCTTCCGTCGCTGTCCTCGATGAAATCGGAATCAGTGAAATCCGCCTGCGTGATACCATGCTCCGTGCGGTGAACGCGACAGAGCTGTTTGCCAACGCGCAGGATATGGCAGAAGAAGCCTGGAAAGAGAATACCGCGCTGGCACAGAAATCCAGTATCATATACGGCACTACCGCCAGCAAGCTGAAAAACCTGAAAAACACAGCGCTCATGTTCGCCCAACGGATCGGTGATGATCTGAACCCGACAATCCAGCAGATCATTGACAGCGTGAACGGTCTGCTTGAGAAGTTCCTGTCCCTTGACGAGAGCCAGCGGCAGTCCATTGTGAAATGGGCCGCTTTTGCCGCAGCCATCGGCCCCGCCGTCCTGATCCTCGGGAAAGTGGTCGGCGCTGTCGGAAAGGTCTCCGGCGCTCTGGGTACCGCCTTTACCGCCATCGGGAAGTTCTCCGCGAAAGTCAGTATGGCAGGCGGCGGACTGGGCGGTCTGGTGAAAACACTGGTTTCTTCCAAGCTGGCCATGGTGGCCCTTGCCGCCGCCGTTGTATATGGTGCGATCAAACTGGTGGACTACGCTTCTGGCGCGAAAGCTGCCCGTGAAGCCCTTGAGGGCATGGCGAAAACAGCAAAAAGCTGGAAGGAAACCGAAGCGGATACCTTCTACAGCCGGAGCAAAGGACTGTCTTTCTTCGGTATGACGAAGGATGACTTTGTCCGCACCACAGCCAGCGCAAAGGAATGGCTTTCCGGCCTGACCAATGTCTGGTCTGACGGACAGAAGGAAACGAATGAAATCGTTGAATCCTGGACAGAATCCTTCAAGAGCCTGACCGCCACCACCCGCGATTCCCTTCAGGAAATGAAGGATACAGCGGATGCCGCCGGGTATACTTCTGTTTCGGATCAGCTACAGGCGGACATCAAAACGCTGGATGCCATGGACAAGGAGATCACCACTCTCCTGAAAAAGCGGAAGAACCGGAAACTGACAGAAAAGGATAAACTCCGCCTGCAGGAGCTGATCGATACCCGGGAAGCGATCGAGGTCAAGTACAAACTGACCGCTGCCGACACGGAAGGCTTCACGACCATCCGGAAAAAGGTCGAAGCGGAGATCGCCCGTGCGGAAGCCCGTGGGCAGGAAGTCAGCGGAGAGGTATATCAGGAGGCCATGGTAGCAGCTGCCGAAGGCATGGCCTCCGTCAACTCCGCCCTGGATACGCAGTATGATAAGGAATATGCTGTGATCCAACTGATTGAGGATGCCGCTGAACGGCAGGCTGCGCTGGATGCCCTGAACGCCAAGTACAATGAGGATCGCCGTGCCGCAGCGCTGGAATACGCCCAGCTTATGGCGGACATGGTGAATCCTGTCTGGCAGCAGGATAACGTTCAGGAAGCCAAAGGCCAGATCGGTGAACTGATGCAGCTCCTGCGCCAGTACAGCACCGCGAAGACCGATGAGGAAAAGAAAGCCTTCCTCCCTGACCTGCAGAAACTGACTGCCAGCATGGACGAGGGTGCCCTGACGGAATATGTCAGCCTGCTTACCCAGATCCAGTCCCTGCTGGATAGTGGAATGTCCGAGGAAGAGGTTCAGGCCATGTTCCCGGACATCGACTTCACTACAGCTCTGGATCAGCTGGCGGCGATACAGCAGTTCCTGAAAGATAACAAATGGGATACCAACCTGACCAGCCTGAACGAGATGTTTGGCGAAGCTGTCGGGGATGAAGTCCTGAAGATCACCACGGATCTGGATATGACCGGCGCGAAAGCCCGCTGGGAGGAATGGGCCAGCAACCCTGGTGCCATCACGACAGATGCGATCATTGCCGGGTATACGGAAGCGGAGAATGCTGAAAAACAGCAGCCTATCGTGGAAGCCTTTGTGTCGAAATACACAGAGGTTCCTGAAGGGGCAAGCACCGCACAGCTGACCCCGGAAGGTGTTCTGGCATATGTGACTAAGTATGCTGAGTCCACCACTGGCGTGGATGTCTCCGGGCTGAATCCCACCAACGTGACCGGCATCGTCAGTGCCTATAAGGAACTGGCCTCTGGCACGGACGTATCCCAGCTGAAACCCAGTGAGATCACGGCTTATGTTTTCAAATACCTGGAGGAAAACAAGGTCGATACCACTGGACTGACTCCCGGCTCCGTTACCGCAACGGTCATGGCATATGAGGAGATCACAGGTGGCGCTTCCACTGCTGCCCTGAAACCGTCGGATATCGTCGGGCTGATCGTCAAATACGCTGAAGCGGAAAACGTGGATCTTTCTGCGCTGAACTCCGCTCAGGTGGAAGGCATCGTCACGAAGTTCTCCGAAGCTACCGGCTGCGATAAATCGGAGCTGATGAAGGAGTTCGTTGCCTACATCACGGAGTACAAAGAAATCAATGGTGTGAAAAAGCCGACCCTGAATATGCAGGTCGGCCTTTCCGGCTATGACATGCTGGCATACCGCCAGTGGCTGAAAAACAACAAGGTCGAGGTTGAAGGCATCGTTCGCCTGTCGGAAGCCTACGAAGATCCGACCGGCGCTCTGCACGATCCCGGGGTGAAGTTCTGGAAGGATGGTCAGGAAATTCCGGTGTCCGCTGTCACAGAAGATATGCTGAAACCGGAAGACGTCGCTGTTCTGGACAAAGACGGAACCATGCACGTCCTGATCACTGCCGAGGTGAGCGGTGCACCGGAAGCAATCGCAGAAATGCGGGAGCAGGTCGCGGAAGTGGATCAGCTCGGAATGACAGCCTTTGGCAGCGCCATGACTGGCATCATGCCTGCGTCGCTTCTGGATTTTATCAAATCAGCAGAGCAGCGCATCAAGAACGCCAAAGGTGATCTGGATCAGTGGTATAACTTCATTTATGGCGGGAACGAGGGAATCCTCCGTACGCTGGATCAGTCCATGCAGAGCGACTTCAACGCTGACAGGATGGCGCAGCTCTCCACTTATGTGGCAGAGGTTGTTGCCGCCATCAAAAACGGCGAGGAAGTCAGCCAGGAAGATATCGACAACCTGAACAAGATCCTGCAATTTGTACAAGATCTGGATTCCGTGGGCGTCGGCGGCAATGTCACAGCGGGCATCGCGGAAGGCATGACCGAAGCTGGATGGGATACCACGGCTGAAACCGTAGCTGACAATCTGGAAACCGCTATCAACA